TAAAAGAGTTAAGGCATGGGATATTGAACAATACATGAAAGGTAAAGATTATTATGAAAGGCAGAAGCAAACAGCGGCTGCTAGAAAACAAATGAATAAAGATAAAGCAATTGCTGTAGATAAGAATGGTTATAAAAAGTATTTCTTACTTGATGGCAAAAAGATGAGAGTTGAGAATTTTGATTTGAATGACGTTAGTATCAAAAAAGGTACACCGTCAGAATTCAAAAGAGCATTTGGTAAATCAATGGCGAATCGATTGGTTTCCAGAGTTGTTTTAAACAAGTTTATCCAGGAGGTTGCATAATGGATACTCTAGGCCTGTTGCCAGGTAACAAAAAAATAATTGCAAAAAAGGGCTTGCCTTTCGTAGAATACTATGATAGGATAGCCACTGAAAATAAGAAAATAACTAATGAAAAAAAAGGACTATACTATGCTAAACACTAAACAACAACAATTCGTAGATTATGCCGTTGAGAAATTTGGTTCAAATGAACTAACTGTTGCTCAACTTAAAGAAGCCAACACAAAGTTTGGTTGCAAATATGCACCACAATGGCTTATTAAAAACACAGATTATAAAGTAGGCAAAGGCCTATTTCAGTTACCAACTGAATCAGATGGTTCTTCTGCTAAGACTTCCGGTACTGCCGAGAAAGTTTTGCCACAAGAAACTATCAATACAGAAGCTGCTTACGTAGTTTCATCTTTAACAGGTAATATTGTTCCTGCTAAGGATCCAAGTTTCGTTTCTTTCGGTAACTATCCAGACTTAAAATCAATTGTTAGGTCTAATATGTTCTATCCTGTTTTCATTACTGGTTTGTCTGGTAATGGTAAAACATTTGGTGTAACTCAAGCATGTGCTGAAGCCAAAAAAGAAATGATTAGAGTTAACATTACTATTGAAACAGATGAAGATGACCTTTTAGGTGGTTACAGACTTAAAGATGGTCAAACTGTTTGGCAAAATGGTCCTGTTATTGAGGCGATGGAGAGAGGTGCATTATTACTTCTTGACGAAATTGACCTTGCCTCTAACAAGATTATGTGTTTACAACCGATACTTGAAGGTTCAGGTGTCTATGTTAAAAAGATTAACAAGTTTGTAAAACCTAAAAATGGTTTCAACGTGGTCGCTACTGCCAATACTAAAGGTCAAGGTAGTGATGACGGTAAGTTTATCGGTACTAATGTTCTTAATGAGGCATTCCTTGAAAGGTTCCCTATTACATTTGAACAAAAGTATCCAACTGCTAACATTGAGCAAAAAATCTTAATCAACAGCCTTAAAAGTGCTGGTAAAAAAGATGATGACTTTGCTAAAAAGTTAGTAACATGGGCTGACGTAATCAGAAAAACATATTTTGATGGTGGCGTTGATGAGATAATCTCAACTAGAAGATTAGTCCATATCGTTCAAGCATTTGGTATCTTCAATAACAAAATGAAAGCTATTGAAGTTTGTACTAATAGATTTGATGATGATACAAAGAATTCATTTAGTGAGTTGTATCAGAAAGTTGACGCTGGCGCTACTGCTGAGCAGATAAGCGAAGAAGCGAGACAGGCTGATATGAAGTCTCAAATGGATGACAATGATAGTGAGTCAGATGACGAAGACGTTATCTAAATCTATCAATAGTGTAAGTCCTTGTGGGGTCGGGGTAGTGTCCGACCCCCATTTACTTACGGAAAGGAGACAACTTTGTCAATAACTGTAGAAGTAAGAAATGGTAATTTAGAAAAGGCCATGCGTGTATTGAAGAAAAAGGTTATGCGAGAAGGAATTGTAAAAGAATTACGTGACCGACAGCATTATAAAAAACCCTCTGAAATTAAACGTGAGAAGAAAAAAGAAGGCATTAAGAATTACAAGAAGAAGATGAAGAAATTACAACAAGAATTATAGTATTCCCGCCTGTGCATTTATATTATAAATATGGTGAGTAGGCAGCTCGTAAGACCTACGGCGTGGAGGGGTAGAACCTTGCCCGAGCTTGTAAAGCCAAAGATAGGTTGGAGTTTGGTCGTTCTCTATTACAAAAAACGACCACCTAATTCGGGCTCATTGGTCTTTGTAGCACAAATGTGACAAGGTTGGTAAGACAACTTAGTATAACGAGGGTGAGACCTACCTCGGCCCAAATGTATTCAGTAGAGCGAGAGTGAACCTGGATAGTGGTACGTTTTAGCGATAGCGCTTGGTTTCATCCACTTTAAATAGACAAACTTAAGCTGCGTGTTAATGTTTTGGTAGTTTTAAACACAAAAAAGAAAAACTACCACTTGAAATATGAAGATAAGTGACTATATAAATAACTATGATACGCTCATAAGAGGTATCAAATTTAAACTTTGCTTAACAAAAGGAGGTTCTATATGACCAATCACAAAGCAATTCAATCAATTTTTACTGGATTAAGACCATTCACTGTCGGTTTTGATGAAATGTTTGACCATTTTGATACAATGGCACATCATCTACCACACATGACGGCGAATAACTATCCCCCATACAATATCGTAAAGACAGGTTCTTTAACATATGATATTCAGGTGGCGTTAGCTGGGTACAGTAAAAAAGATGTATCAATCAACTATGAGGATAATGTCCTTAAAATTGAATCTGTAAAATCAAAAGAAGAAAAGGAAGTGGAAGACAATGACGGTGTATTACACAAAGGCATTGCAAAAAGAAACTTCACTAAATCTTTTACTATTGCAGAAGATGTTGAAGTTAAGGGTGCCGAATTAAAAGACGGACTATTAACTGTTTCTTTAGAGAAAATCGTTCCAGACCATAGAAAGGCGAGAACAATCAACATTAAATAATAATTATTGCTAGAGGCGTCCTAGCATTGCCTTTTGGACGCCTTTAGTGTATATTGTAACTATGAATAAATGCGGAAGTAGTATAAAAGTAACACACTTGGTTTCCAACCAAGAGAAGATTGGGCAGTACAATCCTTCCGCTCCATTTTAATTGATAAAGGAACTATATGATGAACATAAGTACAGACACAATTAGTATCTTAAAGAACTTTGCAGATATTAATACAAATATCCTGGTATCTCCAGGCAGTGAACTCAAAACGATTTCTACTATGAAGAATATTCAGGCTACTGCCAATATTTCTGAATCGTTTGAGCAAGAATTCGGTATCTACGATTTGCCAGAATTTTTAAGAGCAGTAGAATTATTTGATAAATCTAAAATCGCATTTAATGGTGGTACAAATCTTACTATTAAAGACGCTGGTGGCAGACAATCTATTAAATACTTCTTTGCAGATAAATCAGTAATCGTGGCACCTAGTAAAACAATCAACATGCCAGATAAGTATGTTACATTCAATCTTAAAAAAGATGACTTTGAAAGATTGATGAAAGGTTGTACAACTCTAAACTTACCTGATATTGCCTTAAAAGGTGATGGTAAAACATTAAGTATGGTTGCTACTGATAAGAAAACTCCGTCTTCCAATGACTATGCAATTGAAGTAGGTGAAACTGATAAGACATTTACGGCTTATTTTAAAACAGAAAACTTTAAGATGATTCGTGATGACTATGACGTTGCTATTTCAGAGCAGAAACTATCACACTTCATAAACAAGAATAAACCAATTCAGTATTGGATTGCTCTTGAAGCTGATAGTGAGTTTTAAATGTCAGATAATATTCTTGTAGAACAAAGAGAATATCATTCAACAACTCACTACATCAATAAAGAAATACCTAAAGATGAAATCATATCGGAGTTTGGTGATTTAGAAACCTTTAAGAAAGGTCTACTTGATTATCAACATGAAGATTATGACGCAGAGTTGAGTGATAAAGTAACAGACTTTCTCAATGAGATTGATTACGATAGACACGTTGACGAATGGACCATGAGAAAAGGTGGTTATGACGTTGAGGTAGAAGTTGTAGATAAATTTACAATGACGAAAGATAGATAATTAATGAATAAAGTGGAGTTTATATTATGTCAGAATACTTATGGGTGGAGAAGTACCGTCCACAAAAGATTGAGGATTGTATCCTCACGGAAGAACTAAAAAAGACCTTTAGTCAATTCGTTAAACAAGGCGAAATACCAAATTTACTATTGTCTGGTACTGCTGGTACTGGTAAAACAACTGTAGCAAAAGCACTATGTAATGAACTTGGTGCCGACTATATTGTTATTAACGGTTCAGATGAAGGCCGTCAGATAGATACGTTACGTAATAAGATTAAGAACTTTGCTAGTACAATGTCACTAGAAGAAGGCTCTAATCATAAAGTAGTTATTATTGATGAGGCAGACTATATGAATGCCGATTCGGTACAACCTGCCTTACGTAATTTCCTAGAAACTTTCCATAACAACTGTAGATTTATATTTACATGTAACTACAGTAGTAAAATTATTCCACCACTACATAGTCGTTGTACAGTAATTGACTTTGCCATTAAGAATGGTCAGAAAGTTAAAACTGCTACTGCTTTTATGAAACGTATGGAAGACTTGTTGACCAAAGAAGATGTTGGTTTTGATAAGAAAGTTTTATCAGAGTTAATTCAAAAACATTATCCAGATTTTCGTAGAACTATAAATGAATTACAAAGATATTCAGTACGTGGTAAGATTGATACTGGTATCTTATTCAGTTTAGAAGAAGCTTCTACAAAAGAACTCGTAAAGACTCTTAAAGAAAAACGTTTCAATGATATGCGTAAATGGGTTATACAAAACCTTGACAAAGAACCATCTTCTTTGTTTACTACCATATACGAAATGTTATATGAGAGTTGTCAACCTAAAACCATACCACAAGCAGTGTTAATCATTGCAGGTTATCAGTACAAGGCTGCCTTTGTCGCTGACCAGGAAATCAATATGGTTGCCTGTTTAACAGAGATAATGGCAAATTGTCAGTTTAAATAGTGGAGAGTTATGTTGGCTAGAAGTATATCAAGACCAGTATGTAAAGTTATAGGTTGTGGCAATTTAGGTCATAACACAGGTAACAAAGATAAAAACGGTCACTACTATTACAGACCTGTATGTGAATCACACCATAATGAAAAGTATGGTATGAAGTCTGGTAAATATACCAGATATAAAAAATCATATTGTGAACGTTGTTTTAAACCTGATAATAAAATGGGTGCCTCTATTCTTCAAGTTGACCACAAAGATGGTAATAAAAATAATAACAGTCCAGCAAATTTGCAAACCATGTGTTACACATGTCATAAAGATAAAACTGCTGTTTGTAAGGACTGGTTGAACAAAGAGTCCACGGCCGTGTTGCCTGGATATGAGGATTAAATTATGTATGAATTGAAAGATTATTTAAAGGCGATAAATGAAACAAAAGAACCACTACTAGATACCACAGATGAAACATGGGAAAAGAAGTATGCACCTTTCGTTATTAATAGATGTATGTCCATGTTTTATGATACCATAATGCATTCCAACGAAATGAATGGTTTACATTTTCTACCAAAACGTATGCAATTCCACTATCTTATAAATAGTATAAGAATAAAGAAGCGATTTGGTGGGAAGTGGTTATCACAGACCAAGTTAAAAGATTTAGAACTCGTAAAAGAGTATTATGGTTATAGTAATGCAAAAGCAAAAGAAGCTCTATCTCTACTTTCCTCCGACCAGATTGATAATATTAAACTGAGCCTAAGAAAAGGTGGGAGAAAAAAATGAGTGAAGAGACAATAAATTGGTCGCAGGATGACATGCTTGAAGTTACAATAAAGCAACCTGATGACTTTCTAAAGGTAAGAGAGACCCTTACAAGAATCGGTGTTGCAAGTCGTAAAGATAAAACTTTATTTCAGAGTTGCCACATTTTACACAAACAAGGTAAGTATTATATTACACATTTCAAGGAACTATTTGCCTTGGATGGTAAGAAGAGTACATTAACTACTAACGATATTCAAAGAAGAAACACAATTGCTTTACTATTGCAAGACTGGAACTTAATTGATGTGTCTGACAAGAAGAAAACGGAAGATAAAGCACCTTTAAGTCAGATTAAAGTTTTACCATTTAAAGAGAAAAATGAGTGGAACTTATCTGCTAAATATAATATAGGTAAGAAGTTACCTGAAGGGACAGATACACAGTAAATGCAAGTAGCACCATTCAAAGATTATCTAACAGAAGGCAAGAAAGACTTTTTACGTCTGCTTATTATTACAGATGAGCCAGAGGGTGCAAAAGAATTTCATACTGCCGATAGGTTAAAAGAAGAATGTGATAAGTTAAAATATCCATTCTATCTTTTTAAACTTACTGGTGGTTATACCACATACGAAGATGGTATCCGTAGATTTCATAACAAAGATGATAAAAAAGGTTTTGAAGTAGGTGCCATGACAGTTGCTGTCATCCGTGGTAGTGTAACTAGAAAAGATAGTTGGTTGGATATGGTTTCTATCCTTGAAAGAGCAAACGCAACACTAGTTAATCCAAGAACTACAATTAACATGTGTGCTGATAAGTATAGAACATCATTGAGACTTGCAGATTATGGTTTAAGACAACCACAAACTAAACTAATTAATGACCCCGAAAAATCAAATGAGATTGTTGCCGAATCAGGTATAAAATTTCCTTTGATTATGAAAACATTAAGAGGTAGTAAAGGTGTTGGTGTATTATTTGTTGACAGTGAAAAAGGTTTAGATTCAATTGTACAACTTATTCACAAACAAGATGAAGACGCTGACCTATTAGTACAAGAATATATTAAAACAGAATATGATGTTAGAGTACATGTATTAGGTGGTAAAGTATTAGCTGCTATGAAAAGACCAGTTATTGAGG